TCCACACCGTTATATTTGTCATAAGTGATGATATCACCATGTCCAAACATACGTCTGTTTAACTTGATTTTAAATGTTTGACCATCAATACCTTTGTTTTGGTTCTCTGCTTCAATATCTTCTACAATGTAAGGAAGATCTTGTGCAACAGGGATTTGCCACTTGTATTCACCACGTGCGTTATCGACCATGATGACGTTTTTACCACCAAAGCTGGACATTTGATAAAGAGGCATTTCAACCTTTTGAGCCATAGCCCAAAGATCAACAGGACCCAAATCTGTGGGTTCTGCACTCTTCAACATGTTCACCAGGTGATATGAATCTACGTGAGAGCTAGAGTGATACTGCGTGTCACGTAGGAAAATACCATTGTTTAAAACTGGAGTACTCATTTTTCTGTTTTTTAGGGTTTAGAATTTAATTAACGTTTAAATATATTTTGCGGTTTTGCAATCTTTCTTTGTCTTGGCTCATCTTCTTCATAATATGTTGAAGTATTTTTACGAGCTTGCTCTGTTTTTAACTGCCTCACTGTTTGTTCTACAGCAGCATTTTTACCTTGTTTTTTAAGTTCATTTCTATATCCATCAGGATCAGAAAGTAACCAAAGAGCTTCTGCAATAAGAGGATAATTAGGATCAACAAACTGATATTTTTCTAAAAGATGACCTAAAAGATTTGTAGGTCTACCTTGTACAGATTGATATTGAGGTTGTACTAATCCTGTATATAAAAGAGCTTGTGTTTTTTTATCAAGTTTAAGACCATTAATTTCAGCTGGTCTTAATGCTTCAAACACATTTTGCATATATGCTTCAGCAGCTTGTTCTTGTTGTTGTTTTCTATATTCTTGTTCCTGAATTTTCGATCTAACAATTTCTTCTTGCATTTGATCAAGCTTTGGTTTAAACTGCTTAGCCTTTTTTTCCAAAGCTCCAATATCACGCCATGTTTGCAATTCTTCATCAATTTCTTCTTCTGTTCCAAAATTAGTAGCTTGCAAATATGATCTTACAATATATTCTTGATCGCTATCATTTTTAGGATTTAAAGATCTAACATCTTCCACTTGAGCAAGTGCTAAAAATAATCCTTTAAGATCGTCACCTCCATCTGCAACATATTTTGCTGCATATTGTAATTCTTCTGGAAGTGATTCAAAGAACTCTTGAGGTGTATTTGAAGCTACATCCTGCTTTATATTATCTATGTTTGCTTTCCAAAGATCTTCAATATCTTTTTCACCAAGCTTTCCAAGATAATCATCTAACGATTCTTTCTTTTCATCATAATCATCAAAAGCAAATAATTCGTTTGATTCAATGCGTTTTTTGAGAAACTCAACTAAACCAGATTTATCTGTTCGAGGTCTTCCTCGATCAGATTTTGTTTTTTCTAATTCTTCATCTTCATCTTTTGCCAAAAATTCTTTGTCAAGTTCTTTAAATACTTCTTTGGCTTTTTCCTTTGTTTCTTCATCAGATTCATTAGAATTTTCATCATTGCTATCTTCTTTATCTAAAAAACTAAGATCTTGTTTTTTAGAAGAAAATATGTTTGGTTTTTCATCGCTTTCTTCTTTAGTTGGTGTTATTACACTATCGGCACCAGGAGTACCTAACCAGCTATCGATATCTACATCTACTTGTTGTACAGATGTTTGTACATTTGATTGATTATCACTCATATTGTTGGTTTTTAAGTTAGAAATCTATACATTAAAAATATACAAAATAAATTTTAAAAATTTACTTTGTAATTTCAAAAACTATCAAAGCACTGGATAATAGCGCTATAATTTATTTTTTCTTATTTGAAGAACTTTTAGAATCGTATTTATTCTTGTTTTCTTTAGCTATTTGAAGTTGTTTATCAGCAATTTCACGTTGAGTTTGTAAACGCTGTCTTTCAATATCTAGCTTTTGTTCTCCTTGTTCTTTTTTAGTAAGTTCAGATTCACGTTTAAGATTCATCTGATCATAGTATTGTTGCTGATCTTGGATTTTACTCATCGCATCTAAATAATCAGATTGCTTGTTTTCATTTATATCAACTTGAGCACCATACCCAGCAGCACGAATTTCAGCAACAGTAATGTCTTTTTGTCTATCAAGATCAGCTTGTTCAGCTTTAAATTGAAGATCCATTTGTTTTTGTTTTTCCATGGATGCCATTTGATCTTGTTGCATTTTTTGCTGATGCTGTTGTTCAGATTGCTTAGCCTGAATTGTTTTTTCTTCAGCAGCTTTAAGAACATTTGTAAGTTCAGCAATAGATTCAGATTTAATTACATTACCAAGATCATAAATAGAAGCACCTGTTGTATTATTTTGAATAGCTAATTGTTTAAGCTGTTCCATAATAGAACGAGTGTTTGTTTTTGTAGTACAATAGATATTTAAATCTCTTAACAATAAATCAGTACCATGAATGTTAAAATTTACTTTTTCATCTTTGGTAGTCATATATTGTAGACGTAAACTTGGTTTTTTAGAATGATAATATTGTGCAAGATCTGTACGCATCTGATGTACACGCGGCATTAAATTATCACTATGTTGTGTAAAGTATTGTTCAGTTTGAGCATAACTAGCATTCATTGCTTGCTCTACACCTGTAGCAGTTTGTTGTTGAGCAATTTGCTGACCCATACGCTGCTGATTCAAACCAATCACTTCAAAAGCTTGTTGTTTAAAATAATTAGCAAGTTGTATCCTAGACATCAAACGTTGTGTTTGCTCTAGATTTAACACTTGATAATGTTGAAATGATAATGGATTTTCTGTATTTGTAATAGTGGTATCAAGAGGTAGCATTTGGAAGTTCTTCATTGCTACATAAGCTTTTGCCAAATTATTCTTACCCCAGTCTTCTCCAAGAGAGTGACGAGGAAGAGCATTTTGGTCAAGCATAATCACTGTACCAAGTTCATCTACAAGAATATCAGCTATTTGATTATTTACAATATTGTACCCTATTTGGTAAGGCTTCATTAAGTCCACAAGACTTATTGATCGCGTATTGCGATCACCGAACACAGCTCCTTCTACAGGAAGTTTGCATCCATAAAGAGTTTGATCACCTTTAAATTGAAAAGGCACTCTACCAGGTTTACCTCCGTTAAGTCCTATATAAATAGGATTGATGCCCCCCATGTTATTCATACCCCAAAATGCAGGACGATTAGGACCAATTTTAACTCCACCCCATGTTTCATTAATCCAAATCCAATCTACATGATCACCAAATATTAAATTTTCTTTTGATTTTTGTTTATAGATTGTAGTGTTATACATGGGTTTATCTACAACCTTAAAATCTTCAGAAACAATTTCTTGTATAATTTCACCTTCTTCAGTAATTCTAGTGAGGTGTCCCACCTTACGTTGTGATTTCCAATATATTGTAGAAACCCTAAGAAGATAGTTTTGACCAAAATCAGCAAAATCTTCTGAATCAGAAAGTATCATATGTATGATATCTCCTTGACCAAAGAATTTACTATCATACATTGACATAAATTGTCTATATCCAAGACTAGGCATTTTAACATTCCAGTCATGAGATTTTGTTGCATCATAAAAAGATCCATCATTTTGTTGACCAGGAATCATATAACCAGCAGAACGAATTGGATAGATGGCTTCAAGAGCTTCCATTTGATCCTGTGTCATCATCCAACCATACTTATCAATTACATCAGCTACAGTGAGAAGATCAATTCTTCCCACCCAGTTACCTTGTGATATGTATCTTGCATCTGGAGACTTATGATAAAAAGTTAGAAGAGGATTCCAAAGTTCAAGTTCGTAATCATCTTCCATCATATGAAAATGCCAAAACTCTCTATCTGTAATAAGCATGTCTCTAAATCCACGCTCTTCAAGTTCTTGCATTTTAAATCTTTCCTCATCATTAGCCATTTGATGAGATGCCCATTGTTCAACTAATGATTTATAATCTTTTCTAAAAAACTGTTCTATTTCAGGAAGCTTTTTAATTGCTTCAGTATCAAGCTGTTGATTCTGTTCTTCTTCAGATAATTCAACACCTTCTTCAAGTTTTTTAGATATTACAATTCTTTTAGCATCTTCTAAAAGAACGTCTTCAATCATTTGTCTTTTAGCCTCTAACATTTCATTATACGAAATGTCATCAACAGCTTTAAACATTATACGTGAACTGCGCTTTGAAAACTCATTACAAAGCACATTTACAACACTAGGAATAATAGGATAGAATTTAAGTTCAAATGCTGATACATCTTCTTTTGTAAGAGTGTCAATAAGATCAGCCATTTCGTTATCTTCCTCAACAATGTAATCTGTTTTATCTATAATACCTCTTGCAAGCTTGTAGTTTTTCATTAGACGTCTAGCATTACGTCTAAGTTGTTTTAACCCTTGCCATTCTAACCAATCTAAATTCCAAGCTCTCCACGCATCATCTTTTTCTTTTTCTGAAAGAAACTGTATAGGTTGAGTGAGTGTACCCATTTTGGTGTATTCACTCTTTTTCCCACTTTTTAGGTCTAATGCGTTATAAACTTGCATTTATATTAATTTATAGTATCAAGAAAAAAATAATACAGAATTTTTATTTATCGGATATGTATAGGTGCTTGTCCAATAGTTTATAATTCTGTTTTCAAATTTAGAAGATTCTGTAGAATCTAAAAGAACAAGAGCTTCTTTTAATGTAATTGCATTTTGTTTAATAAGTTTTTCTAAAATTTCTATTTTCATTATCTTATGTTTTTAAAAGCATTACGTTTTGGTAAACTCATAGAGTTTAAACCTCCATGTTGTTTACCTATATGTCTAAAAGCTCCCCAATTTAATTTACTAAATTTTTGGGAATTTTCCAACTTTTCTTTTGTTTCTATGCGCTTAGCATATCCTCTATTTGAATTCTGCACTTTTGCAAATGCTACTAATGAACAAAATGCAACAAGTCTATCCACGTTTAATCCTTCTCTATATGCTTGCATTTCTTTAAGAAGCATGGGATCAGGAATACGTTCTACACCATATGTTGTTTTAACAATTGTACCATCAGCAAGTGTTTCATAATCAAGTTCTTCTTGTAAAAACTCAATGCCATATGAAAGAATGTTTCCTTTAAATATAGTGCCTACATTCTTCCATCCATACTGCTGAAACACATTACGATTTGCACCAAGATCTTTAAGAAACAATATCATATCTTTTGGTACAAGATATCTTTGTTTCTTTTTAGATATCATGTATTGTATAAACAAAGCTACGTTATTTTCTACAAGTGTCCAAGCATTATACCACTCTATAAGAAGTTCTAATCGTTCATGTGTTTTATTTATATCATCAAATCTTCCACACCAACTAGCTACTATTTTATCACGTTCAATGGTGTTTTTAACTTTTCCATCTCCTTCATCAGTAATAACTTCAACAGCATTTTTTAATACATATATACTACAAAGAGATTCACTTGTAGTAGTTTTACCTTCACCTACAGGATCGACACTGGCATAATACATACCAAATGTAGGATCTTTACAAGGACGTTCATAAACACAAATCACTCCTTCTTTATCCTCTGTTTTTTTAGATATGGGAAATTCAGATATTGGAAGTTTATTTGAATTACTTGCTATTATTTTACCTTCAGCATTTCGAGACAGATTAATATATTCTACAGGATACTCCTTATCTGCAATTCGTTGCATTTGTTTAGATACAAGATGTGGAGGAAAAACACTCACCTTTCTTGTAGCAAAGGCCTCTTCTATATTCCTAGGATGCTGAGATATTGTAAGCTGATAAGCTTCAGGTGCAAGTTTTTTCTTAGCTCTTTGAAATTCTTCATCCAAAGCTTGAAGAGCTTCTTCCACTTTAGAATTACCATAATCATCTATATATGGGGGCATGCTCCATTGCTCAGGAATAAAAAGACCAGTAATACCTATTGTACCATCACTATCTAAAAGAGTTGTCTCTACACCATAAAAGCCATTCTCATCAGGATTAAGAATATATTCTTTCATAGGTTCACACTGATCAAGATCACCCACAGATCCAGCTGCTATAAACTGTCCTGTAATGATATGACCTGATTTAAGAGCTGGTTTCATAAACCCATAAGTGTCATCCATCTTAGGAGCAATACCAGCTTCCTCATGAAAGAAATAAGTTACAGGTCCACCCACACCATGTGTAGGATCTTTCTCAAATGAATAAAGATTAATAGTAGATTTAAAACCTTTATATGTATCTCTACCATTAATCCTCACTTTAATTTGTTGTTGCCATGCTCCAACCTTTTCAGGTTCTGATGGTCTATACCATGCTGTGTGTTCATTAAGAAAGTTTTTATACTCATTTAAAAACTTCCATGAACCTTTTTCATTTATGTAGTCTTTTAAACTAGCACCTATCTTTAACACAGCACCTTCTTCAAACCAGTATTGGTTTATAAGTTTAGCCATGTGAAAATATGAACTAGCAATCTGACGTTTCTTTAAAATAATAGCATGTTTCCAATGAAGTTCAGCTAATATTTCGTAGAGTGCCATGTGGTATTGCGCATCACGTACCTTTGCAAAATCGAAGCGCTTTTCCTCCTTATCATAGATAGGAAGAAAATTAAGCCACATATAATAATCACGAGTGATATACCAAGTGTTACTCTTAGAATGTACAATAATACCGTTGCGACATTTGTTTTTTTGATCATCCCAATATGCTAAAAAGTCTTTAGTTTTTGAAGGAGCATCACAATAATATTTTTGCTTTTGAAACTTTCGAGCTTCTGCATTAAATATTAAACTAGTTTTATCAAAATTATATTTACCTGGTTCCTTAAATAATGGCACAACAAAATCTCTAAACTCTTCACGTGTGTTAAATATCGTGGTAGTCCATACACCATTATCATAAGTAGGAACTTCTTTGAAAATATTATCCATTTACTATTTTTTCTATTTCTTCAAGAGATCCTTTTGTTCTATATAAAAGATCTTTTAAATCAGAAATATTTTTACTTTTTATACATCTATTGCAATCTTGTTTATCCCAATATTGTGCATAATCATCTCTATGAATTGCAGCCCAAATTTCAGTAAAAGGATTATAATGAAACACCCAATTAAACATAAACGCATTACCTGTATAATTAGGTTCATAATCTTGATAAGTTTCTTGTGTCATATATTTAAATTTTAGAGGTGGATGCAAGATTCGAACTTGCGCATCAAGCTTTTGCAGAGCCTTGCCTTACCAACTTGGCTAATCCACCATGCTGTAGGGGTAGGAGTCGAACCTACATTTATGTCGCAATTATTTACCAAATTAGCGACATAAACCATCGAGACAAGATGGCGTGTTTGCCAATTTCACCACCCTACAATATTGCAACTTATTCTCTCGTCAGTAGGAAAGTTGCCAAACCCATCTAGCTTACGATCTAGCTCTCGTGGGGCGCTGTTCTTATGGGTAGCGTGAGAGGAACTACGACCCCGTGTACTTAGGGGACATTTATTTTAAAAA